GCTGCGCTGAACCTCGGCGCGCATTCTTTCCCCGACATCAGGAGGTTGGCACATGGCGACCATGGACATCTTCGAAGGCGATGCCTTCTCGATTATCGAACTCACTCGGGCACTGGAGAACATCCCCTTCAAGCCCGCGATCCTCTCGGGCGCGGGGCTCTTTGGCGCGCGCGGCGTGCGCTCGCGCACGGTGATGATCGAGAGCCGCGACGGCACGCTGCAGCTGATCCCCTTCTCGGAACGCGGCTCGGCCTACGAGCAACAGATCCCCGAGCGCCGCGACATGCGCGCCTTCGTCGTGCGCCAGTTCAAGAAGCAGGACGTGCTCTGGGCCTCGGAAATCCAGAGCATCCGCGACTTCGGCTCCGAGACCGCCGTCCAGCAGGTGCAGACGGAAGTGGCCCGCAAGCTGGGACGGCTCCGCAACGATGCCGAGGCCACCTTCGAGTTCCACCTCTTCAACGGCATCCAGGGGGTGGTGAAGGATCCCCGTGACGGGGCGACCGTGATCAACTACTTCACCGAGTTCGGCATCACCCCTGCCACGGAGGTCGACTTCGACCTCGACAACGCCACACCCGCCTCGGGTGCGCTCAGAAAACGCTGCCAGGCACTGATCGAGAGCGTGGAGGACAGCCTCGGCGGGCTGGCCGCCGGCCAGGTGCAGCTGCGCGCCGAATGCGGCTCGGCCTTCTTCGCCGATCTGGTGGCGCACAAGGAGGTGCGCGAGACCTATCTCAACACCGCCGCCGCTGCCGACCTGCGGGGCAGGGTGGGGGAGGAGGTCAGCTTTGGCGGCATCTCCTTCCGGCGCTACCGGGGCGGCCTCGGCTTCGGTGTGCCGACCGACAAGGCGGTGTTCTATCCCGAGGGCGTCGAGAGCCTCTTCGAGATCTACTACGCCCCCGCTGACACCTTCGAGACGGTGAACACGCTCGGCCTGCCGCTCTATGCGCGCATGATCCCCGACCGGGACCGGGACGAATGGGTCCGGCTCGAGATCGAGAGCAACCCGTTGCCGATCTGCACCCGCCCGCAGGTGCTGCGCTCAGCGCGACGGACGTGATGACGGCCTACCGGGCGCGGGGGCGGTCCCAGACCATGCCGACAAGGCGTGGGTCCGGGGCGAAGCTGTCATTCGGGAACTCGATCCCGAGGCGCGGATGCTCGCGCAGCGCCTGCGCGCCGGTGGGGCCGATCCGGATGCGCCAGGTCTGACGTTCGACCGGCTGTGGGGCGGCAAAAGCACGGCAGGTCAGCACGGCAAGGTTCGCGCCCCGAGCCGGATCGCGGACAGAGGTGTAGCGGATCACCTCGGCACCGATCGCGCGGGCCTCCTCGGCCAGATCCTGGCAGGCCGCGTAGTTGGTGAGGTGGCCCCAAGCGGCATGATCGTTGGCCAGTGCCCCGGCCGTCAGGTCGACTGCGACGGGCGTTGCGACCTCCGCCGAGAAGGCGGTGTATTCGGCCGCATCGTCGGGAAAGGGCGTCTCCGGGCTCTCAGCGTAGAACAGGAAGCGGTAGAAGACCATTTCGGCAGCCGCCGTCTCGGGCGCCTCGGCCCCGTACCAGACGCCGGGCGTCAGCCCCGCGCGGCGGAAACGCGATCCGGCCGGATAGGGGCGATAGCGGAAGGGCGTCGCCAGAAGATAGTCGAGCGCGCGGCACTCTTCCGGCAGTGGCGGCTTCGTCGCCTCGAGGATATCCTCGAGGGCCGCCTGTTCGGCGAGGCTGTCGACAAGCTTCAGGGTCGAGACCCGATGCTGGGCCTCGACGAACCGCCATGCCGGGCCCGCGTAGGGCCGCGCCTCAGAGCGGAGCGCGTCTTGCGTCCAGATAGGTCGTGACATCGACAAGCCCCTGCACCTGCGTCATCCGCTCCACGGGCCGCGCCGCGAGCGCGGTGTTCGGGGCGGCCAGCCACCGCCGCGCCACCGCCTCGTCGCCCCCGGTGATCGCGTCGAGCGAGCGGAAGGTCCGCACAAGAAGGGCTGCAAGCTCGAAGGGCTTCGAGCCCGGCTCAAGCAGGCTGTCGCCCCGTTTCCAGCGCGAGACGGTCGCCTCGGAGACGCCGACGATGTCGGCCAGTTGTCGGCCCGACAGGCCGAGCCGGTCTGCCGCCCGCAGCGCGGCCTTGGTCAGCACGGCGCCAGCCTCGGGATTTCGGGCGATGTGATGGGAAAGGGTCATGACTTTCTCCTGTCTGAGGAAAACATAGTATCAATTCCTTTCTGAGGAAAGAGAAAACATGCCAGACGCCCTCTCTGTCGCGCTTGCGGCGCTCTTCGCCGATCCGAACATCGGGCGAGATGCGGTCTACACCGCCGACGGTGGTGGTGCGCCTCTGTCCGTGCGGATCGTCGCGCGCCGGGCCGATGATGTGACCACTTTTGGCGAGGCGCGCCTCTGGTCCGAGACCACCCGTGTCGACCTGCGCGTGGCCGAGGTGCCAAATCCGCGCCCCGGCGACCGGATCGAGATCGACGGCGACGCCTTCCTCATCCAGGGCGAACCCGTCCGCGATCGCGAGCGGCTGGTCTGGACCGTCGACCTGCGGCCTGCGTGATCGCGATGAAGCTGCGTGCTGACATCGAAGGTGATCTGGAAGCGCTGATGGCGGCCGAGTTCGCCGCGGGCGAACGGGCAGTGTCGAGCGCGATGCGCGCGGCGGGCGAAGGGCTCAAGACTGCCTGGCGGGCACAGATCACTGGTGCAGGACTTGGGACCCGGCTCGCCAACACCATCCGGGCGGCGCATTACCCGCGGGGACAGCCCAGCTTGAATGCGGCGGCGCTGGTCTGGTCCAAGGCGCCGGTGATCGTGGGCGCGCATGACACCGGGCCGCTGATCCGGTCTCGGAATGGTTTCTGGCTGGCGATCCCGCTCCCGGCGGCGGGCAAGTCGACCCGCGGGGGACGGATCACCCCCGGTGAATGGGAACGGCGGACGGGGCTCAGGCTGCGGTTCGTCTATCGCCGCCGGGGTCCGAGTCTGCTGGTCGCTGAGGGGCGGATCAGTTCAGCGGGACGCGCAGTCGCATCGCGATCGAAAACTGGGCGCGGGCTCACCAGCGTGCCGGTCTTCCTGCTGGTCTCGCAGGTCAAGCTGCCGAAGCGGCTGGACCTGGCGCGGGATGCGGAGCGGGCGGCGGAGGGGTTGCCGGGGATGATCGTGGCAGGATGGACAGTGTCCTCATGAGACCGACGCCGTTGGGGGCCTCGTGGCAGATCATCGGTCAGTCAGCGCGTGCAAAGGCGCGGAAGGGATTGTCCTCGGTCAGTTGCCGGATCGTGGCGTCATCGACTCCGGCCAGAACCAGTTTGGGCAGGAATACCGTGTTCAGGTGAGTATAGGGGGTGGGCGTGCCGCCTCCCGGTTTGGCGGGGTCGTACCAGCCGGTATCATGGCTCAACAACAGCTGCTGCCCGAAACCGGCATCAAGGACGCCCGTCACGAGATCGATGATCGCGCCATCGTCACCGCGGCCGACATGATCGTATTCGATCCAGGCTCCGCGCGCGGCGGCAGCGAGGTTCAACCCGAAATCCTTCTCCTCCTGCGTGTGAATCGAGATGAACCGGTCGGCCCTGTAGCCTTCAGCCTCGATGATATCGAGTTGGTCCATAACGACGCGACCCCTGATCGTATGGCTGCCGATCACGGCACCTGTGCGGACGCCGGCACGCGCCGCGGCCCTCAGGATGCGGGTCTCGAGTTCGGTCAGACCGTCATCTCCCGCGCTGAGCTTGATCCATCCCGCCCGGAAATCCGCCTCATCAAACCGCACGGTCAACTCGCGGACCATCCAGTCCTCGAGTTCAGTGTCGGACATCGCGCGAACACGGTCCTCGATCCAGGGCTCGCGATAGCTGCCTGTCGGCACGACAATCGGAAACCCTGTGGCCATTGAGACCGCAAGGTCGAGATCTGCGCGGCGTCCCACGCCGGTCGTCGAACATTCGACGAGGGCCGTGACGCCGAGTGCCTTGATCCGCTCGATCTCGGGGGCCATCAGGGCCACGACGTCGTTCTCTTCGGCCTGTCCATAGCCGGGCTGGTCGGGGGTGCGAAGGTCAACGAAGACATGCTCGTGCGGCAGGATCATGCCAAGCTGGTCACGGGTCAGTGGTCCAAGCGTGGTGTAAAGGCGGTGCATGGTTCAGGTTTCCCACAGAAAGCGTCTGACATTCCGCAACCGGTCTGTCTTCCTCTGTCAGTCTTGACGGATCGAGTGCAGGATCAAGGGGTTTGTCATGGCCGGCACCGGGCAAGGTTCGACTTCCCACAGCAGCTTCTGTCCCACTGGAAAGATGGACGTGACATATGCCCACCTCCCGCGAAACCGTCCTCGCCGCGCTCTTCGCGCGGCTCTCGGCGCTTCCCGCCACCGTGCTGCGCGGTGACGTCGTGCCCGAACGGGTCCCGGCCGCGGGCCTGTTGATCTTGCGCGATGGCGAGCCGGGGGAGCCCGAGGTCACGTTGTCGCCCCTGCGGTACCACTACCAGCACCGCGCCGAGATCGAGGCAGTGGTGCAGGGTGCAGCCCGTGACGCCGCCTTCGACAGCCTTTGCGCCGACATCGGGTCGGCACTTGCCGCCAACCGCACGCTGGGCGGGCTCTGCGACTGGATCGAAGCGGAGGCGCCGCGCCCGGTCGACCTGCGTGTCGAAGGTGCTGCCAGCCTGAAAGCGGCGGTGATCACCGTTGTCCTGCACTACGCCACAGCTGACCCGTTGACCTGAAACTTCGCGGGCATTTGTCCGTGCGATCCCCTTCCCCCATCGCTGAGGAGACTTCCCATGCCCCGCCAGACCGGCGCGCGGACGCAGGCCGCGCTTGCCTTCGAGACGACCTACGGGACGGCCCCGGCCTCGGGCTACCGTCTCTTGCCCTTCGCGCGCGAAACGCTGGGGGCGGAGCGGCCGCTGCTGGCCAACGAGGTGCTGGGCTTCGGCCGCGACCCGCTCGCGCCGCAGCGCGATGCGATCACCGCGGATGGCGAGATGGTGATCCCGCTCGATGTGGAGACCCTCGGCCTCTGGCTGAAGGCGGCCTTCGGGGCGCCCGTGACCACGGGGACGACACCGAAGGTGCACACGTTCCAGTCCGGGGCTTGGTCGCTGCCCTCGATGGCGATCGAGATC